CTTAATGATCCAAGAGAAGCAATGATACAGGCAAAGATGATGGCTGAGATACAAGCCATGATGCCACAACAGCCTGACTCCCAACCTATGCAGGGCGCACCTTCACCAGAAGATCCTACAGGAACAGGCGGTGGTAATATAGCTCCAGGCAATGCACCAGAGCCTACAGCCGAAGGTTTCACAGGATCAGGCGGTGGGGCAAATGGGGGCCAACAACCACCAACACAAGGAACCATACAATGAAGTACTGCAAAAGCTGCAAGACTAAAAGGAAATGTAAAAAAGCAGGTAAGTGTCTAAAGAAAAAATAATGAAAAAAGAAATCTACCGCAGCCTACTGCCTCTTGTTAACGACAAAGACATGATGGACAGGCTGAAAGAATACGCCAATAGCCGTATTACTTATTTCCACCACATTCTAGAGCTAGAGAAAAATCCAGATCGTGTTTCGGGAATACAAGGCGCAATCGCTGAATTGCGAAGAATAAACACCCTAAGAGAAGAAGTGATAAAAGGTTCAGAATAGTGGATAGTAGTCTTCGCCCTCAAGCAAGACCTATCACAGAACTTCCTTACTCCGACATCGAAAAGATTGAAAAGATTGTATGGGCTGAAGCCCGTGGAGAAAGCTTGGAAGGTCGTGATGCGGTTAGAGGCGTTATCTTAAATAGGTTAGCTTCCGACAGGTTTCCTGACACAGTCGATGAAGTATTAAACTCTAGTGAGTTTGAGCCGATTGAAGCTTATGGCAGTATAAATGAAATTCCTGCCCCACAAGATGATCTTAACGGTCAGATAGAAGAGTTTGTAGATTATATTCAGTTAGGTAAGGATGCTGTTGAAGGGCGAACTTTTTTCCAGAACTCTTCAACAACTGAGGGCAGAGGCACTGACTTTACTGGGCCAGACGCAATCACGATAGGCAATCACACATTCACCCGTGGGTATGAAGGACAAGAGCCTGTCATGGATACCAACTTTTCCCACAACATTATTGTTACCTACCCTGAGCTAGCAGAGGCAAATTTTTTTTCAGCTTCTGACATGGCTCTTGGGGGGTTGATGGTTGCTCGTAAGGGCATCGATACAGAAGAAGGTTTAGAAATGGCTAATAAAAAATTTCAAGTAGATGAAGAAAAAGCAGATTTGGATGATGACGGGGAACTTTCTGCTTATGAAAAAGCCCGTGGTGAGGCAATTCAAAAAGCGATGGCTGATGATCCAGAGGCTGATGAAAAGCCAAAAATGTATCATGGCGGTATGCCCTGTGATGGCATGATGGGGCCAGTAGATCCTGTTTCAGGTAATCCTATTCCAGTTGGGTCTAATGCAAATGAGGTAAGGGATGACATCGAAGTGATGCTGTCTCAAGGAGAATACGTTTTACCTGCAGATGTAGTGAAGTGGCATGGCCTCAAGCACATTATGGATATGCAGGAAGAAGCGAAGATGGGTCTGATGGCTATGGATGCAATGGGTTTAATTGCTGAAGTAGATATGTCGGAACAAGAAGATGGTGAACCCGAAGAAGAAACAAGGGAAACACCAGAGGGCAACGAGGTAGAAATGGCTTCAATGGAAGTTTCTGAAGAGGAACCAGAAGTCGATGAAACAGAAGAGTATCAGGAAAGTGATTACTCAACCAAGACTTCTATGTTTGGCATGGTGAAAAAACCAATGGTTAAATTCATCGTGTAAATTTAATTGGGCTACCTTCAATTGAAGCCCCCAGAGGATAAAATGAGCAAATATAAAAGAAAAGAACAACCCGAAGAAGACACTTCATATTCAGAAGAACTGGCGCAACAAGCACAAGTTGAGGCAGAACCTGAACCACAGGATGCAGAAGAAGCTAGTTTTAAAAAACGTTACGGAGATCTTCGCAGACACTCTCAAAATTTGATGGGTCAAAAAGAACAAGAGATCAAAAAACTACAGGAACAGCTTGATAGTGCAGCCAAAGGTCAGATTAAGTTTCCTAAAACGGATGAGGAGATTAAAGCTTGGTCGGAAAAGTATCCTGATGTAGCTAAGATCGTTCATACAATTGCAAAGAAACATGCAAACGAAGCTCTCGAAGAAGGTGAGAAGCGTCTGGGTCATTTAAAAGACTTGGAAACTAAAATCACGAAAAAAGAAGCAGAACAAAAGCTTCTAGAACTTCATCCTGATTTTGTAGACATACGACAAGATCCAAAGTTCCATGAGTGGGTAGCTCTTCAACCAACATATTTACAAGATGCTCTCTACAAAAATAATACAGATGCCGTGGGTGCGGCCCGTGCTATCGACTTATATAAAGCCGATACAGGAAAGCGAAAAACCACGTCTAAAAAATCAGCGGCACAGGCCGTTGGACGTTCCACTTCAGTTGCACCAAAAGGCGAAGCAAAAGCGAAGTTCTCAGAAAGTCAGGTAGCTAAAATGTCTGACAAAGAGTACGATGCCAATGAAGCTGCAATCCTAGAGTCTATGAAGACAGGTGAGTTCATCTACGATGTCTCAGGTGGAGCAAGATAAGTGGCATAGCCACTAACTTAATTAGCTATTTACTAAGTGGCATAGTTATGCTATAATTATTAGTAATGATGCTTTTCGGAATAGGGCCTCATTCGACTACCCCTAAACCGTTCATAACCAGAAGAATGAAACAAACAGTCCACCAGTGTAGTGAGGCCCATGTGTACCGCAAATACATATGCACCCTTACAGAATGCACTGCCACTTAATGTTACCTTCTGATCTAGTCTGTCAGCATTAGCTGACTCGCCATTTCAAAAAGGAGACAAAAAATGGCAGGTTTTCCATCAGCAAGTGGTTACGGCAATTTACCTAACGGTAATTTTTCGCCAGTAATCTATTCAAAGAAAGTCCAAAAGGCTTTCAGAAGCACCTCTGTTGTAGAGGATGTAACTAACACCGATTACGCAGGTGAAATCGCAAATATGGGCGATAGCGTAAAAATCATCAAAGAACCAGAAATCACAATCAACTCATATCTTCGTGGAACAACACTTGCGACACAAGATTTGACTGATGCAGATTTCACTATGGTTGTAACTGAGAGTAACTACTTCCAGTTTGCAATCGATGATATTGAAGAAGCACACTCACATGTAAGCTTCATGGATCTTGCAACAGATCGTGCAGGGTTCAAACTTCGTGATCATTTTGATCGTGAAGTACTAGGCTACATGTCTGGGTATGATCACAATGGTTCTGTTTGGTCAAGACGAACTGCCTTAGAAACAGGTGGTACTAAAGCTGACACCAACGCAGGAAATGATGAATTGCTTGCAGCAAACAAGCTTTCAATAGTTGACTTTGGTGGCAGCGATATTGGTGGAGAGGCTGAAGTAACGTCTATTCCTCTAGCTGCAGGTGGTGGCGCAGGTGCTATCACTTCACCATTAGCTATTATAGGCCGCATGGCTCGTCTAATGGATGCAGCAAACGTAGATACCGAAGGTAGATGGTGTATCGTTGATCCTGTCTTCAAAGAGCTACTTCTCTCAGAAGACTCAAAATTAATGAACGCTGACTTCGGTGGCGAAGGGGAAATTAGAAACGGACGTTTACCAGGAACTATTCGTGGTATGCGAGTATACGTTTCAAACAACCTTCCTTTCGAAGGAACAGGCCCAGGTACTGCAGCCACTGCAGGTTCTGAAGCTAATTACGGTGTAATGGTAGCAGGACATGACTCAGCGGTAGCAGTAGCGGATCAAATTGCGAAAACTGAGAGCTTCCGTTCTCCAGACACATTCGCAGATATTGTCCGTGGTATGCAGCTTTATGGTCGTAAAATCTTACGTCCAGAAGCTCTTATGACTGCGAACTACAACTTAGCGTAAAAGCTATTGGGGGCAGGGAGACTTGCCCCCTTCCTTCTTTTAAGGATTACTCATGCCCAGTACTTTTTTAACACTCTGCAATATGACACTTCGAAGACTAAACGAAGTAGAAATTGCACAAGCTGATTTCGGTAGTGTGCGAGGAGTTCAGGCTCTGGTTAAGGATGCGGTTAAAGCGTCCATAGCAAAAATAAATCAGACTGAGTTTGAGTGGCCCTTTAAT